GGCTAAGGATGCAGTTAACAGTAGTATTAGACTTATTCTACAGAACGGTCAAGAGTGGCCTTTCCTCAAGACTACCTATACACAAACACTTACAGTAGGACAGCGACAGTATGACTTCCCTGCAGACTACTCTAGTGCTGACTGGGATACTTTCTACATCAAGCAATTAGCTTCTCAGAACAATGGCCCACGTAGACTCTCTCCAATCTCTTATGAGTCATACATCCAGAACTTCCGCACGGGTGATGATACAGGTGATACAGTAAACGGCGATGGTGCTCCTGTAACTGTGTATCAAACGTTTGAAGAGAAGTTTGGTGTTACACCTGTGCCTAACGCTGCATACGAGATAGAGTATGTATACTGGTCTTTCCCTGCTGACCTTAGTGTGTATAATGACGTAGCTATTATACCTGATCGCTTCAAGCATGTACTCATTGATGGTGCTATGATGTTTATGATGCGCTTCCGTAGTAATGAGCAAAGTGCTGCGATGCACCAGAATAACTTTGAGGATGGCATTAAGTCCATGCGCCGTGTGTTGATGGATGATGCCATTGCTATTCGTTCTACAGTAGTTACACGAGGTAGTACAACCTCTTTTAGTGGCGGGTACTAATGGCTGACAATCTAGCCTCATTTAAAGTCTTCTGCCAAGGCGGTCTAAACACCAGCCGTGACGTGCTGTCACAGGGTGAGACACAGCCAGGTTCAGCAGTTTCTTTAATCAACTACGAGCCTTCTGTTACTGGTGGCTATCGTAAGATGAGTGGCTACAGTAATGATTACGGCACTGTACCCGGTGCTAACAAAGTTCTAGGTGTGTGTGTAGCTAACGGTGTTAATGATGGTATCCTTGCAGCACGACATAATACAGGTAACACAAACTATCTTTACTATTGGGATAACTCTACATCAGCTTGGGTAGCTATTAGTACACCTGCTTCTGTTGACGTTTCTACCTTTCCCAAGGTACGCTTCTCCCGCTATAACTGGGGTACATCTAAGGTAGTAGTCACAGATGGGGTAAATCGTGCCGCTACATATGATGGCACAACGTATACTCAGATTACTAATACCAATGCGCCCAGCGCACCTAAAGTATCTCATGTATTTAAGAACCACCTATTCTTAGCAGGTGATGCCACTGAGTCCACTAGCCTGTGGTTCTCCGCACCCTACAGTGAGACTGACTTTGACCCTGCAGATGGCGCTGGTGTTATTAACGTAGGTTTTTCCATTGTCGCAATTAAGTCTTTCCGTGACGCATTATACATCTTTGGATCAAACAATATCCGTAAGCTTGTAGGCAACAACATAGCAGACTTTTTACTTGAGGAAGTTACAGATGACTTAGGTTGTTTGGCTACAGACAGTGTTATTGAAATTGGTGGTGATCTACTATTCTTGTCTCAAGACGGTCTACGTCCTGTTAGTGGTACTGACAAGATCGGTGATGTTAATCTTGAAACAATATCGAAAGACATTCAGTCTATCTTTACGGATGTAGTTTTTGACGTAGACTTAGACAAACTAGATGCGGTAGTCATAAGACAGAAGACACAGTTTAGGTTCTTCCTTGGTGCGGCAGACGGACAAGGTATCATTGGTGGTTTTAGGCAGACACCTAATGGCCTACAGTTTGAGTATGGTCAGATGCTTGGTATCTTTACTACATGTGCTACCAGTGGTTACATTGGTCAGGACGAGTTTGTAATACATGGTGACAGCAACGGTAAGGTACACAGACAGGAACAAGGTAACTCATTTGACGGTGAAGCTATCTTTAGTGTATTCCAAACTCCTTTCTTTCACATGCAAGACCCAGAACAACGTAAGGTATTCTACACTGTAGCTACGTACTTACGTTCTGAGGGTGACAATGAACTTATCATGTCTGCTCTTTACGACTACGAAGACGTAGATACGTTGCGTCCTACGAACTTTACACTTACAACAACGGGCGCAGCTGCTTACTATAATGAAGCCCTGTATAACAGCACAGCAATCTTTGACGGTAACCCTGCCCCTGTACGGCGCACAAACATTTCAGGTTCAGGCATGTCAGCATCATTTAAATACGTAACCAATGACACCAACGCCTCTCACAGTATCCAAGGCATAGTGGTGACATTCGGAGTAGGAGACAGGTTATAACATGGCAGGTTACACTAGACAGTCAGTAGCGGATATTATCGCCAATGCGGTTATCAAAGCTGCACCAGTAAACGCTGAGTTTAACGCTATTCGTGATGCTTTTAATAACAGCACGGGTCACAAGCATGATGGTACATCTTCTGAGGGTACATACGTCCCACTGATTGCAGACCTTGATGCTAATAACAAAGTAGTAGTAGACACAACTAATAATCGTGTTAGTTTTTACTCAGAGGTAGGTGGTTCTGCAGTAGAGCAGGTACGCATTCAAGACGGTGCTATTGTACCAGTAACGGACAACGACATTGACCTTGGTTCATCGGGTCTTAAGTTTAAGAACCTTTACGTAGATGGTATTGGAGAAATTGGCTCTATTACTGTACTTGGCGGTACTATTGATAATGTAGTCATTGGTGGCACTACTCCTGAAGCAGGTACGTTTACTTCAGTTACAGCTACAACTGCTGACATTGATGGCGGTACTATTGATAACTCTGCAATCGGTGGAACAACACCTGCTGCTGGTACATTTACAGCAGTTACTGCTACTACAGCAGATATTAATGGTGGTACAATAGATAGTTCTGTAATCGGTGGTACTACTCCAGCCGCTGCAAACTTTACTACAATGGATGCGTCAGGCAATGTTACTGTTGGTGGTACATTTGCTGTAACAGGTACATCTGCTCTAACAGGTACGACAACTATTACATCTGCAGATATTAACTCAGGTGCGATGGACAACACTGTTATTGGTAACACTACACCTGTTGCAATTACAGGTACTACCATTACAGGTACGTCCTTTGTTGGCCCTCTCACAGGTAATGTTACTGGGAATGTTACTGGTGACGTAACAGGAGATGTTACAGGAGACCTCACAGGAAACGTAACAGGGAATGTAACAGGTAACTTAAATGGTATTATTGGTGCTAGTTCCCCTGCTGCTGGTAGCTTTACAACTGTATCGACATCTGGACAGGCAACCCTTGCGACTGTTGATATTAACGGCGGTAGCATTGACAATACTATTATTGGAGCATCAACTGCTGCAGCTATAACTGGTACAACCATTACAGGTACTAGCCTTGTAGGTCCAGTAACAGGTAACGTCACGGGTGATCTAACAGGTGATGTAACGGGTGACTTGACTGGTGATGTAACTGGTAATGTTACTGCATCAAGTGGTACTTCCTCCTTTACAGATGTGACCATTAATGGTACACTGAATATGAATGCTGGTACGACTGCTACCATCACTAACTTGACTGCACCCTCGAATGACCTTGACGCAGCCACGAAAAAATACGTGGACGATGAAGTAGCTGCCCTTGTAGACTCTGCCCCCGGTACACTTGATACACTGAATGAGCTTGCTGCAGCATTGGGTGACGATGCAGACTTTGCCAATACTATAACAACTAGCATTGCCACTAAGCTACCACTGGCAGGCGGTACAATGACTGGCCCTATTGCTATGGGTACATCTAAGATTACTGGTCTGGGTGATCCGACTGCAGCACAAGACGCAGCAAGTAAGAATTATGCTGATACTACGTTCTTAGGTCTGTCTGGTGGCACTATGACAGGTGCTATCGACATGGGCAGTGCTAAGGTTACAACCACCTATACACCTACTAATGGTCCTGATCTCACTAACAAGACATATGTAGATAGCATTGTAGGCTCTGGTGCCTCCGCAGCTGCCAGTGCTGCCGCAGCCGCTACCTCAGAGACTAATGCAGCTACCAGTGCAACTAACGCAGGTAACTCTGCTACTGCCGCTGCTAGTTCGGCTACATCTGCCGCTGCATCTTATGATGACTTTGATGACAGATACCTTGGTGCTAAGTCTTCCGCTCCCAGTACAGACAATGATGGTGATGCTATTGTAGCTGGTGCTTTGTACTTCAATACTACCACTGACATCATGTACGTCTATGGTGGCTCTGGATGGCAGGCCGCTGGTTCATCTGTGAATGGTACATCTAGCCGTAACACTTACACTGCTACTGCAGGTCAGACTACCTTTGCTTCAACTTATGACCCCGGCTATGTCGATGCTTATCTCAACGGTGTAAAGCTCATAAGTGGTACAGACTTTACTGCTACAAACGGTACATCTGTTGTACTGGCTACAGGTGCAGCGGTAGGTGATACTGTAGACATCGTAGCTTACGGTACATTCGTAGTTGCTGATACCTATACTAAGACACAGGCAGATGCTCGTTACGTTAATGTAGCTGGCGATACTATGACGGGTGATTTGACTGTTACTGGAGAAGTTGTTGCTGATGAATTAATCATTGCTGGTGTTTCCGATAGTTTTTCATCAAACGCTGGTAATGGGACAATTATTACAACCAATAATGGTGGGTCGTTTCCGTTCAATGAGAGTGGCTCTCTAGTATACCGTCCTCGACAAAACGATACAGACGGGCGAGGCAACCACTACTTTTATACAGGGGCAACTCCCAAACTACGTCAGAATATAGCTCCCAACGGCGACATCTCCTTCTACGAGGACACAGGCACTACCGCAAAGTTCTTCTGGGATGCGAGTCTTGAACGGTTGGGGATTGGGACTACAAGTCCGACTGCGGGAATTGACATCAACGCAAACGGCTCTGGTGGCACGGTAGGTCTTCACGTTAACAAGGACAATACCACAGGCTATTATGCTAGATTTGAAGCTGACCTTGGTACTAATAACAACAGAACACTTACTCTCGCCCCACCCTCAACAGACAGTAATAGTGAACCTTTTAGGTGGAATACAGGTAACTCACACGCATTTGAGACTGATGGTGCAGAACGCTTACGCATTGATAATAACGGAATCTCAGTCACAGGCTCAGTAGACTTTGGTAACTGGACTATCACAGAGTCTGGCGGCTCCCTTTACTTCGCCACAGGCGGTTCCAACAAAATGAAGCTAGACGCAAGCGGCAACCTCGATGTTGTCGGCAACGTCAATTCCAACGCAACAATCACCTAGTAGGAGTATACGAAGATGGCGATTAAAGTAGGCGGTACA